TATCAACTGTTGTAAAATCTGGTGGAGCGATTTTTAATTTACCTGGAGCATCTGCATTAACGATTGCAGGCGCATTAACCGATGGAACTGGTGGAGGTGGAGTAACAAAACAAGGGACTGGCACTGTTAATTTAAATGGAACGAATACATACACCGGCGCAACATCAATTTCAGGTGGGAATATTGTAGTTCCCAAAACCAATGGTGGCAGTACTGGAACTGCAACTTTTACAAATACGACCCTTTCTGTTTCATTTAATGTTGCCCCTACGATTGGAATGACATTTCGTTATTTCCCAGGATCAACTACGCAAACCTACGCATCAGTCACTTTGGTCGGTGCTCCAGGACGAACCGCAACATACAACTCCAGCAACTCAACTCTTACCATCGCATGATAATTCAACCGAACGAACAGGGCTGGGCATTCGACGAGTCAACCGCATGGAAGCTCGTTTACGATGGGATCACGATCATATTTTTCGACGAAACAGAGAAAGCTATCTCGACGCAAAGCGTGTTATTTGTAGGAACAAAAGAGGAATGCGATGCAGAGATCGCGCGGCTTGGGCTTGTTGACGTTACCGCCCAAGAGAATGATAACGGACTCGACATACACTCTGACGCTTGAAAAGGCGCTGACAGACACTTTTGTTCTTGCTCTCCAGCAAGAGATGCAGAGCGCCTTGGTGGTTACTGCGGCGGAGAACTTCGGCACGATGACGCTTCCGGCCTGCTTCGTGAAATGCACTCGCCAGCGCGAAAGCATTATAGACTCAGCCATTTTCCAGTTCAGCGTCGATATCGCGTTGATCGTGCAAGCCGACGACATGGATCAAATGGCAATGGAAAACTTGTGGTCGCAGGTGCTCTGCATTTCGCACGACATCGCCGGACTCAAGACAAAGCTCAACGCCGTCCGGCCGCAATACGCTTTCGTTTTCGGCATCCTTCGGGACGGGCCGGTATCGCTATCTTCAAACGAGCGGCATTTTGAACGGTCGGTCACGATCACGGTTCACGCCGCGCTTTTCGCAAGTTGACAATTTTGGCGTTTTATATGCCAGCAACTGTAATAACATCATCTGTCGCCTCAGGCGTCGAATTCGGCCTTCTCCAAGAGACTGGCCTCCTTCTCAACTCATTCTCTCGCTCCGTTCAGTCGGACAAAGCAACCGTAATGGACGCACTCGGCGATACCGTCGCCGTAGCCTATTTTAACAAGTCGGCCACGATCTCGCTCGATGGTGTCATCAACGGCGGCGTTGCTTACGAACTCGCCAACGTGCTCACGCTCGCCAACGATACGACGTCCTACGGCGTTTCCGGCGGTGCTGTTATCGTTGATTCCGTAGCTGAAAAAACAGGCGCCGGCACGTTCAAGACCATCACCGTTTCCGCGACTCAATACCCCGAGATCGTCTAACAACCTGGCTCATGCCGCTGGCTCCCCGGCAAAAGGGAGTCGCCTTTTTTTAAATATATGGAATGCAATATTAAATTTTTCCACACAATTAACCTAAAGTGTGCAGTCGCCCTAGCCACCATGGGGTTCAAGATGAATAAGCCACCGGTCACTCGACTGGTGCGCACCGACGGAAAAGAATCAACGGAGTTTTGGTTTGAAGGCGAAAACGACAAGGGCCAAGACGCTTCTCAAGTCTACCGCCAGATGACAAAAGAAGGCGACGAACTCGAAGCAAAAGACCCAGAGAACCCGCTCTGCTACATCCGCGCCGCATTGGCTAACCGAGACGTGTTGGTGGACATCATCCGCAATACTCCGCGACTGATCGAGATCGAGCATAACGGCAAACGTATCGCCATTTCGGAGAACGCTTCGGACAAAACGAAGCAGGAGATGACCAGATTTCTAAAATAATGAAAAAGACACAAAATACAGACCTAGTAAAAGACGACGAAATCCTCCGCATCCAAGCGATGGAGGACGGGCCGAAGAAAGTGAACGGACGCACGATGCGGCCTATAACGGCACTCACAATTTCTTGGATGCAACGCAATGAGGTATTTTCGGGCGACATGGATCCGGTTTGGAAAGCGGCGGCATTTACATTCCTGCACTCCGAACCAATGAGCACGATCCGAGGGGCCGTCAATGACCGCGATACGTTCATCAACGCCGTCGATTCATGGATCGAGAAGAACATGAAGCATCATCACGAAACAACAGCAATGTCGGAAGCGATGGGTGCGGCATTTGATATTTACAATTCCGCTTCTCCAGCATCGGAAGCCGGTGAAGGCTCAGGAAGCCCAAACTAAACAGCCCCAACTGGCTTGCTATCTACGCCTATCGGCTAGTCAAGATAACTGGTTGGGGCTATCGAGACATAATGGAAGAACTGCCATTTGCGGCAGGACTGCAACTCCTGCACGCTGACGACTACGCGCACGGACGGCATTCGGCCTGGGCAAATAACAACTCCCGAGTCGATGTTGACGCTCTCGCCACTATTGAAGACACCCTCGCTAAATATGGCAAAATTCAAGTTCGAGAATGTGAAATTTGAGCAGATCATGAAAGACTACGCGGAGATCCGCGAAGTCACGATCCCTGACGCCGTTATGCTAAACGCTCGTCTTCTTTGCGTGGAGTTGGGACGGCGCACGCAGCCGTTTGGATCAGATGAAAAAGCAAAACTGACAGGCGAAAAAGCTATCACTCGCGACTTGGTCGGAGGAAGATCATCAAGTGCCGTGCATTCGCGGCGCCGCGTTGGAATATTTGGTATTATTGGATCGGCAATGGATATAAAAGGCGGCTACGCTTGGTATAAAACAGGCGAAAATGTCCGCTTATTTATCGGGAAAGATGGCTACGCCTACGGAACCGAGAAGAGCTATTTTCGGCCGGATGCGTCGCAGTCTGATATGCGATCCTTCCACAAGAAGTTTTTTGTGAATGGCAAGATGTCATCCGCAGGATCACGGGATCGGACTATCGGACGCTGGAAATTCTTAGATAAAATGTTTGTGAGCGAGGCGACGATGAACGCTTACAAAGAATCTGTCTTGAAAAAGGTTGGTATCGCCAAGGCAGGATGGGCATCGTGCGCTCTTAAGCTCAAAAAGGTAAACAAGGGAAGCCTAACCGCAGGCTTTCCGAAATGGGTTACAAGGCATACCGGCGACTTCGACAACGGGCGCGTGCAGGACATGACATCGGACTTAAAAAACCCAAGGGTTGAACTAATAAACAAGACGCCTTGGGCAAGTAATGTTATTCCAGAATGTGAAAAGGAATTTGCCAAGGCCGTCATCGTTACAAAAATGAAAAAGCAAATGGAAGCCATCCTAAAAAAGAGACAAAAAGGGCTTATAGAAACATAATATCATGGCAGACGTATCAGTAACTTTTGGAGCAACCGACGAAGGACTTGAGAAGACACTCAAGGCTTTGCAATCTGAGACAGATCAACTCAAGTCAAAGATGCGATCAACGGAGATGTCCGTTACTGAAGCGGGGGCTGCAATGAAAAAGATCGCTCAAAATAATGATCTTGAGAAAAAGCTGAGACAGATCGGAGATGAGTCGCAAGGATCGTCATCCAAAGTAAAAACGCTCGGAGCAGCAGCCGAAGACACGGGCAAAAAAGTCGAACTCGGCTTTGGGAAAATAGCCGCAGGAGCAACGCTCGCCGGAGCCGCAGCCAAGCTCGGATCAATGGCAATAGACGCGGCATTCGCCGCTGCTCAAAAGACCGTGCAGAGCTTCGGGGCCGCGCTTGATATGGGTGGAAGGCTTAATGATTTAGCCGACCGCACAGGGCTTGCAGTTGATCGCGTTCTTCTCTTGGAGCGAGCATTTCAAAACGCTGGAGTAGGAGCAGACTCACTTGGCCCTATTCTCAATAAGATGCAAAAGGCTATTGTTGACGCTGAAGACGGCACAAGCAAAGCCGCCTACGCATTCGTTGATCTAGGTCTTTCGCTATCTCAACTAAAAAACCTATCGCCAGAAGAACAACTACGCACGATAGGAAAGGCTATCGCTGCCATTCCAGACCCATCACAGCGGGCAGCGACCGCGATGGAGATTTTCGGAAAGTCAGGCGGAGCACTTAACCAGGTTTTCGCCAATTTCGACGATGAGATCGAAACAGCAAAGCGGCAGCTTGGATCGTTGCCAGACATAATGAAAGCGGGATCGTCGCAGTTCGACCGCATCAGCGACAACCTTGTTGTTGTCGGCGGTAAATTTATCGAGTTTGCAGCGGGCTTGATCGACAAGGTAAAACCCGCACTCGACGCCGTTACCACGGCGCTTTCGATGATCGACGCCGCTGGCATAGGTCAAGAGATCGGAGAGTTCTTCGTAGGCGCCGGCGAAGGAATGAAGATGTTTCAAAAAGCCGTTGATGACTTTAAGATGGGCAACTTTAAAGATGGGTTCAAAGACGCATGGGAGGCCATCAAAATGCAGGCGATGGAGACGGCGAATAGTATTTATGTAAAACTTGTTGCCGCATTTAAATCAACAGGTGATTTCATATCATCTCAATTCAGTTCAACTGGCCCGCTTGTAGCTTTGTTTTTAAATTTCGCTCAAGTTATTTCGGCATCATTAAAAGATTCCATATTTACAACTCTTGCAGAAATTGCAGATCAGTTTGGGATGACCGATATGGCGACTGGGTTTAGACTCAGCGCAGAAAATGGAGCAGAACAAGTTAAGTATGCACTTGGAGAAATACCTAAAAATGCAAAACTTGTTGCAGAACAAGCTGGGAAAGCATTAGGAGATATTCCAGAAAACTTTAAAACAAACATGGCTGGAATAAAGCCGCTTTTCGATACTACCGTAAAAGAGCAAGACCGCATAATTGATAAAAACAAGGAGATCGAGAAGAGCGGTGACGCAGCATTTAAACCAAGACCATTTAATTTCGTTGAAATATCGAAGGCGCAGCAGGCAGAAATGGATATGGCTGCTTTTAAAAAAGCCGAGGATGAGAGAGCCGCAAATGAGCGGAAAAAATACGAAGAAGACCACAAGGTGCAAGCGCAAATGAAGCGCGACGAAATTGATTTGCAGATCAAAATCAATGACGCGATGGCATCTGGTAATACTAAAGAAATAGATCGCTTGAAAGCGGAAGCGGATTTAGAGAAAAAAATCAAAGAGCTTAGAGATGCTGGACTCAAAGAATCGGAGGGAGAGGCAGAGAAACTTGCTAGTCAGCTTGAACGCTCCGCACGGGCCGCCGAGCGTGTAAAAAACTCACTCGCCACCAAGATCAGCGCAGACATAAAAGCGCGCCAAGAATCCGAGGCTATTGATAAAGGTGGAAAGCTCATGCAAAAAGCTCAAGAGCAGATTTCGCAAGGGAAATACCGCGAAGCCGAAGTGACAGCCGCAAAGATAAAATCGAACGAACAGGAGGCGATGATAAGAGGAACAGGCCAAGGCCGTGACATCCGAGCAATCCGCGATATCGCCCGCGATTACGGACTGGATCAAATGAAATCCGAATCCGAATTAAAAAAAGAGCTTTATAAAATTAGAACTGAAGGCGAAACCGCAGAAAAAAACCTTAAAAAAGGAGTTGAATCAGCGCAAAAAGGATTAGGCAAAGGCATGCAAAAAGAACAAGCGACTCGCGAATCGGAAAAGAAAACACCCATGACACTTGAGAGCATGGTCAAAGCGATTCAGACCGCCGTTGAGAAACTGGAAACCAAACTTCCGCAACCAATTTTAGCATAGAATGGCACATATATATCACGGATCGGATGATCTAATTTTAACGCAGGTCAATCGCCAAAATTTCAACACGGGTCTTTCGCGCATTGATGCTACATACAAGTGCCGGACAACAAGGGCAGACTTCTTGGAGCCTCAGCTATACGCTGGGCTTCGCCTCCCAGGATATAGCGATTTCATTATTCGCGACAATGCTAATCGAGTTGATGGCACAGATGGTTTCACGACATTCACAAGTTCCGCATTTTATGGCACGCTTGTTACAACTCCGAATGCAAATAATCTAATTCCTTCAATTTTAGGAGCACAAACAGACTCATTCCAAATTCTAGCAGATTTATATGGGATAGGAATTTATAGCAATTCCAGTCAAAATGTTAGTTTCCAAGTATTGTCTGATACCCTAACGCGAAAATTCACGCTACTATCTAACGATTCAGTCACATCATTAAGCCTGCCGACTCAAATATTAACATTTAAGGTTATTAGTGCTCTTGATCAATCTGGAACACTAATCCCATCACAGTATTTAAATCAATTAGGATCAAAGTTGATTTATTCAACGAACATAATAAATGTTAATAGATCAAATTTTGGGGCATTTGATGAGGTTCAAGTCACTTGGGGGATTTCATTTGATACATCAAATCCCATAAGCTATCTATGAACGACTTCCCAAACGATTTTCAAGATGTTGCAAAAAGCGGAGATTCAATAAAGCCACTATCGTCTAAAAATTTAATGGAGAATTTCGCTTGGGCGCGATTGCAGGTTGATCCAACATTGCTGATTGATGCGACATCGATGGGATTCTCCGCTAAAAAACTAGCAATCCCAGCCGTACCTAGCAGCGGTACATATGTACTCGGCGCGGTAAGCGGATCGTTGCAATGGCTCTCAACCGAGGAATGCTAAAATGACTCTAGGCCGCACCGCTGACAACGCTATCAAGATCAAGACCGACGGCACAACTCGCGCTGTGAATTGCGCGTGTTGTGGGGGAGAGATAATTATTCCTTGCAGGGACTGCCCGCCATACCTTCATAATTTTGAATTTTCGTTGTCGGGGGATCAAGTCGTCATCGATCAAGAGTTCCAATATCCTTCAGTCGATGATTACGATCCGCTTCGGACTTGTTCGGATTCTTGGGACGCATTTGGACCGGGATTTATTTTTACTAATTTGTATATCATAAACATTCAAAGGGCATATGGAGGTTTTTTTGGCGCACCGCCAGGGACTCCGTGTTGCTGGGTTTTAAGTTTATACGTTCAAGGATATTTTGAATATGAATTGATGGGTGCTCCTGATGTATGTCCCGTTTCGGGTGCAGCTCAAGTAATAATAACAAACTTAAACCCAGCAGGGTCATATCCCCTTACAATCTCACAACAATGCTATCCATTTGGGCCATCGGTTGATTTCAATTTCACCGTTACCGTATCATGACCTACGAGGATTTTTTGAGCAAAATGCCAGAAGTGTTGCGTGAGACGCATAAGCAAATGCGATCAGCTATAAATGCGGGACATAGCTTCACTCGCGCAGGATTTGCCACAACATCACCAGAAACACTCTCCGTCCGAGAAGCAACATGCCGCGCCTGTCCAGAGTGGGACGCCGCCGCTTTGAACAACACGGGCCGTTGCCGCAAGTGCGGATGCAGCACTTGGGCAAAACTTCGCATGGCAACCGAAAAGTGCCCGATAGGCAAATGGGAAGCTGTTGACAAAACTAACAATTAAATGGCACGCGACCTTTATATTGACATGACCAACCGCAGGCTGGCGACAAGCCTAACCAGTCTTGCACCTGCGACAACTCCACGCTTTGTGAAGGGCGACAACGGCGCGATCAACCTTTATTTCTTGGAAGCCACGGGCAACGTATCCGCGCCTTTCAATGTTGTCGATATGACCGGAACAACGGTCAAATTTGGCGTAGGAACTCGCACGGGAACGCCTGCCAGCGGCACGTTCACTCTATCGTTCGGCGGAGAAACAAGCGGGGCAATCGGGTTCAGCGCAACTGCGGGGGCGATATCGTCCGCGCTCAATTCACTCTCAGCAATTACAAGCATCGGCAAAGTATCTGTGGACGGCACGATGGCAACCAACTTTGTCATTTCATTCAACTCGGCAGGCACTCGCAGCGCGATCACAGCGGACGTTTCGCATCTTATTCCGACGACATCGGCACTCATTGACGAGCGACTCGCAGGTGACGCCACAACGAATGAAATTCAAGAGTTGCAGCTACGCCTTGCGCCTGCCGTTTACCAGCCGACCTGGACGGATCTCGGCACAGCATTGACGGTCAGCGTGGCCACAACTCTTACCGGCTCGACACTCCAAAACGAAGTGCAACGCATCTCATTTTCACGCCCTCCATATCAAGGCAGTTATCGCGTAACCGTCCCAACCTACAACGTGGACATATCTTCGACCGTCACGGATGGCGTATTTATTACGGCATCGAACCACGGTCTTTCACTCTCTCAGCCCGTTGTATTGACAGGCTTCACGGCGCTCACAGGTTATACCGCCGGAACTCAATACTTCGTTCGATCAATTCCGCAGACAACGCAATTTTTGCTTGGCGTAACCGCAGGAGCAACCGCAATCACAACCGGCACAGGCACGGTCACAACGGGCAGCGTTGCTACAACTGTTTTACGTCAGACCGATCCGCTTGACGCCACGACAACCGCATCCGAGCTGCAAATTGCGTTGCAGTCACTCGACTCCATAGGAACAAACAATCTAACCGTGAGCGGCATTCAAGGCAGTTATTTTGATGTGACATTCGGTGGTAATAAAGGATTCTCCGATCTTCCTACACTCCAAGTGCAAAGCGGCTTGAGCGCAACACCAGGTAAAACGGCATCCGTTAATTTTTCCACATTCGGCGTTCGCGATTACCTTGCAAATGCGACAAGCGCAACGGCTGATCTTGAGATCGAACTCACCGAAAGCGGAGAGCGCAATACAATCATTCTTCAATCATGCACATTGACAGAGGAGCTCATAACGCAAGCCAACTTGATATAATGGACAGCCACGCTTTCCATACGTTTGTTGGAACGTCCGCACCCGCTGCCGCTGTTCTAATCTCGTTCTCTGAGGTTGAGGCATGGCTTCGGATTCTTTCGCTTTTGATGGGAATTTGCATCGGAGCAGTTTCGCTGTATAAAATGACCAAGTCTAAAAAATGAAAACACTACTCGCAAAATTGAAGGAGCCGTCAACCATCCGTGGAATCGCTATCATTGGAGGCGTTGCCGGTCTTAGCCTGGAGCCTGCAAAATGGGACGCAATCGGCGCGGCAGTTGCCGCTATCATTGGAATTATCGAAATCTTCCGCAAAGAAAAATGAGCGCCAAGCAAATCGCGCTTTGGATGATAGTCATTTCATTCGCGTTTTTGGGAATGGCATTCTTGACTTCATGCGCGGGATACGGGAATCCGTCATTCTGCGTTCGCACGGATTACGGAACATTCTGCTACGAGTTGCCTGACATCCCAAGCCTCAAAAAATGACGTTCGACGAACGATCCGAGATTCAGCTTGCAACGCTCCACCCAGAAGCACAAAAGGCCGCACGCGCCTTTTTAGGCGTTGCAAAGGTCATCGCTGCAAAAGTCGGATGTGACGTTAAAATCATCAGCGGAACTCGGAGCTATATGGAGCAGGATGCGCTCTATGCGCGGGGGCGGACAACTCCAGGGAAGAAAGTAACGAACGCTCCGGCTGGACACTCGAATCACAACTTCGGCATTGCTTTCGATATAGGTATTTTTAGAGGTAAAGAGTATTGCGAAGAGCATCCGTTGTATAACGAACTCGGAACGCTCGGAAAAAGCCTTGGCCTTGAATGGGGCGGGGACTGGAAATTTGTTGACGAGCCGCACTATCAGCTCCGCCCGCATTGGGCGAAGGGAATGACGGAGCGCGAAATGCTCACTATCCTCCGCACTAGAGTTTCTAAAAAAATAGACATCTTGGCTTGAAAAAAAAGAAACAACCGACGGTTGAATCGGAGCGTGCGGAAGCACTCGCGGAAGCGAAACGCATCCTGTCGGAGCATTACGACTGCGGGTTCACCATCGTCTCGTGGGAGCAGGGCGGGGAGACGATGCACGGTGAGTTTGTTTTCGGTAACAAGTACGCCGTCGAAGGACTAGCTGGAGATTCTTTCAGTATCTTATTTCCAGACTTGGAAGAAGAAGAAGAGGAGGACGAAGCATGAAAATGACATTGGAGTTTGACGAAACTGAGCGATACGAGCACGAGGTGGCCTGCAAGGCACTTGATTTATTGATCCTGCTTGATGCGATTGATAGCGAGCTGCGAACGGCTCTTAAATACGATGGTGGTGAGTTTGCGGGGCTTGACGTTAATTCTATGGAGAAAATCCGTGAATGGATTTGGGAGCAACGTAGCGAACGAAATATCCCAGAACTAAAATGAAGGGATGGAAGAAATGGATGGCAGTCGGGTGCTCGCACGGGGATCAAATAGACCCAGAAGCACGCAAGGCCGTTCTCATGTTCAAGGAGCGATGGAAGCCCGACACGACCATTCATCTAGGAGATTTTTTGGACTTAGCCGCCTTCCGCTCCGGCGCTATTTCAGACCCGAACTCAAGCGACCGCGCAGCGAGCATCTCGGATGACCTTTCCAGTGGCATTGATTTTCTACACGAATTACGCCCGCAACATATTTTATATGGAAACCACGAGGCTAGGCTCTACAAGCTCGCGTCGTCGCCTAATGCGCTAGCGGCTCACGCCGCTACGCTCACCATTCAAGCCATCGAGAAGACCGCGAAGGAACTAAAAGCAAAATTATACCCGTACCATATTCGATCCTTTTACGAGCTAGGCGGAACGAAGTTCCTGCACGGTTATATGTATAATGTGCAAGCTATCCGCGATCATGCGGAAACCTACGGGCAATGTGTATTAGCGCACCTTCACCGCGTAGGATGGGAACGCGCTCGCACGCTTGACGGGCCGTCGGGATATTGCGTCGGAATGCTTGCACGTTTCGATATGGAATACGCGAGCACGCGAAGGGCCACGTTCGGATGGTCACAGGGGTTCGCGTATGGCTACTACAAAGACAACTCAATAAACATTAACTTATGCGAAAGACGACAAAACAACCCTTGGCTATTGCCGATGTAACCAAAGCGTGGGATGCTTTCTACTCAACGACAAAAGCTGAGAACGAGAAGGAACTCGCCAAGCAAGGCTGGAAGACGATCCGCGCTATTGCGAACGAGTCAAAGTTGACCATCGCATCAATTTCTTGCCGAGTTGAAACTGCCCTTGGAAAAGGGATTCTCGAAACAAAGAAGGCAACGATACAGACGAATCAAGGCGCTCGCGAGGTAAATTTATACCGCCCGATCTCAAAATAAAAAAGCCCGCAGAAGCGCATGGGCATTAGTTGCGCTCATTTGTAAAGACTTTTCTCAAGAATTATTTTCGCACTTCGCGAATTATTTTCTTTTCATCTTTGCGGGAATGAATGAGGGTTTGCACATCGAACGGGACGAACCCGAACGACAGAAACAAAAACTAAATATATGGAACCACTCACATTTCTCGCCCTATTTGGAATCTGCACAACTTGTGCATTCATCGCCGGATATCTTATCGGCAACATCAAAGCCACCTGCGAAGCGGAGCAAACCCGCCGCTGGTGGATGAATCGCCAAACCCGTAGGGAGCGCCGGTAATGACCGAAGCGGAGTTACATGACGCGGAATGCCAATTCACAAGAGCACTTCTTTGTGGGATGATTCAGCAGGCCGTTGCCGACCTTCAAAGCGAAAAGGTATTTTTGAGCCGTCAACTGAACGAGGCTCAAGAACTAGATCGTGAATCGGCAATTCATTTCATCCGATCAAAAGCATTCCAAGGAATTTGCGACGTTCTCGCATTGCCAGCCGACAAGATCAAAACTAGAGCATTAAAAAATGATATTAGCACTCGATCCAGGAACGACTCACAGCGCGTTCGTACAATTCGACCACGGAAAGATAGTTGACCACGGTCACCTACCTAATGCCGAGATCCGCCAGATTCTTATCGGTCGCGAATACGACCGAGTTGCTTGCGAGATGATCGCCAGCTACGGCATGGCGGTAGGCGCAAGCACCTTCGAGACCTGCGTCTGGATCGGGAGGTTCATCGAGGTGGCTAGGGTGGACGTCGAGTTGATCTTTCGGAAAGACATCAAACTTTTCCTATGCGGAACGATGCGAGCCAAGGATGCGAACATTCGCCAAGCATTGCTCGATCTCATCGGGCCGCATGGAACAAAGAAAACCCCAGGGCCGACTTACGGAATTAAGTCGCACACTTGGGCGGCACTCGCTGTGGCCGTATTCGCAGCACAAAACAACAAAGGAAAATAGAAATGAAAATAACAAAAGGAAAGCAACAACGCGCCCAGCGCGTAGTAATCTACGGAGTTGAGTCCGTAGGAAAATCAACATTCGCGGCCAAGTTCCCCAAGCCGCTATTTCTCGACATCGAAGGCGGAACGTCTCACCTGGATGTAGACCGCTGCGAGATCAGCACTTGGAAGCAACTCACGGACGCTCTAGCCGAAGCCAAGGCCACCGACTACAAAACCATCGTAATCGACAGCGCGGACTGGGCAGAGCGCCTATGCGTTGAAGACCTGCTCGCTTCGACTAAGAAGACCAGCATCGAGGACTTCGGCTTCGGCAAGGGATGGGTCATGATCGCAGAGCGCATGAGCCGGTTCCTGTCGTCCGTCGATCAACTCATTGACGCCGGAAAGAACGTGGTGATGATCGCTCACAGCAAAATCGTCCGCTTCGAGGCTCCAGATGCGCTCGCGGCCTACGACCGTTACGAGTTAAAACTCAGCAAACAATCGGCGCCGCTCTTGAAAGAGTTTGCGGACGAGCTTTGGTTCTTGCGTTTCAAAACCAAGGTATCAACAACGGACTCAGGCAAGGGAAAAGGCATCGGCGGCAAGGAGCGCATCATCCTAACCACCCACTCCGCAGCCTACGATGCAAAGACGCGCAGCGGCCTTGCGGAAGAACTCCCGCTCGAATGGGCATCGGTCGCGCATCTGTTCGAAGCCGTTGCAACCAAACAGCACGATCATATCGTTGAAGCCGACGAAATGGTCGGCTGGCAAGCACGGCTCGCAGAGCACGAAGGCGCGGTAAATCAGTTTTTGATCGGGCGCGGTGTCCTTACGAGTGAACAGACTTGGCGTGACTGCGCACCGGAATACCTGCATCGCGTTGCGCTTCGCGTGGATCAGTTCATCAATACGGCTATCGAATGGAGGAAGGAGAACAAATGAGCAAAGAAATATCACCTTCAACGCTTCCCAAACTAGCCGAGTGCGCTCTCTTCGAGGGCGCAAGCGGAACGAGCGCGGCAGCGGAGCGTGGCACGGCGGTAGACATTGCGATCCGCAACTTGATATCGGCAGAACATGACGTTGCAATAGTCGGCGAAGACGCCGGAGCTATCGCATACGGAGTCGAGGAACTGACGCGCCTTGCAAAAGGATCGTTCGTGGAAACCCGCGAAGAGTACTTGGCGATGGCAGTTCCTGGACTTAGTAAGCTAGGAACAGCGGACGCAGTCTGCAAAGACGAGAAGTGGGTCGCCGATATCAAGACAGGCCAAGTGCGGAACTATCGCGAGCAACTAGCGGCTTACGCCTTGGCGTGTATGGAAGACAACTTTGACACGAGTTGGACTGCGCACGTCATTTATGTCGATCAAAAGATGATTCGTAGCTACGATTTTAGCTACGAGGAAGCGAAGCAGATCACGCAGCGCACAATCGACCGCGCAACAAGCGCGGAAGCGAAGCCGACGCCTTCGGAGTATTGTTCATGGTGTAAACATTACAACAACTGCCACGCCATCGTGCGGCAGGCGGAGAGTGCTATCGCTCTCATTCCCGAAGCAACCGGTAACAGCATAGAGGCTATCAAAGATCGCATCCTTGCCACGCCAGAGTCGCTCGGCGCATTCATCCGCGAGTGGAAGCTAGCGGAGAAAGAGATCGCGGAGCCGCTACTCGGTCACCTTAAAACCCGTCTTGAAAGCGGTGACGAGGTTGCCGGCTGGAAGCTGACGAGCGTAAGCGGTAGGAAGTTTGTGGAGGCTGATGCTATCGCAAAGGCCGCACAAGATATCAGCAAAGAGACATTGATCTTAGCTTTAGGCGGTAAGATGTCAGAAAAGAGTTATCTGGAACTCTGCGCCAATAACGGCGTGGAGCCAGACCAAACGGCGATCAAGGCGGGATCACCGACAACACAACTTAGACAGACCAAGATCAAATGAATATTAAAAATGCACGCATTTACTGGAATGACGAAACCAAGGAATTTGGTGTCGAAGAAGGGCTTGGGTTAATGTCAAGCAATACTGTTCGCTTCCCTTGTTGGCTTGCGGCTGAACGTGGTGGTAAAACGTCTGAAAAAAAAGTGCTATCATTACTTACAGAGGTTATTTGGCTAGTTGAAAAGAAAGACTTTGATCTCAAAGAAATTCTAAAGCAACTAAGGAAAATCTCAGAAATTGAAAAAGCACTAAACGAAGATCCATTCTTAATAATGTAATTTCCTCGCCAACCTACAAAGGCCCGTCCCGTAGATAAGCAGGGGCAAAGGGGGGCCGCGCAATCCCAAAAAACGCGGACCAACAACAACAAAATAGAAAATACAAATATGCCAACATACAAAGCATCAGAACCAAAACAGGCCGCGATTTATTTCGTAGAGCCGGGAACCTACGAAGTCGAGATTATCAAGGCCGTCGAGAAGACAAGCCAAGCCGGAAACCCAACGATCAAGCTGGACGTCGCCGTCATTCTTGAAGGCGGAACGACAGGGCCGACAATGTGGGAGCACTTAACCTTCACTCCCAAAGCAGCGTGGAAGGTTGACCAAGTGCTATCAAGCATCGGACGTGCAGTCATTCCAGGCGAAGACGTGACCGTGGAAGCCGAAGACCTGATCGGCGAAAAGGGAGTCTGCCTTATCGGCGTAGAGCCTGGACAGACAAACCCTGACCACCAGTTCAACTGCGTTGAGCGGTGGTTGTTCGGTGACGAGAAAACGAAGTGGCTTGGCAACCGGCGCAAGCCAGCGGCTAAGCAAGACAAACACATCGTCGCAAAAAGCAACGGTTATGTTGCTCAACCCGCTGACGAAACCGACGATATTCCGTTTTAATAAATGAACGGGACTCTCTCTCTTCGGCTTTGTATTTGTATGAATGACTGTCCTATTGGCTTACGCCTTGAAAGGGGAGACCCGCTGCCAGTCTACCAGCATACATACGACGACACGCCGGAGGGGAGAGCACTCGCGGAAAAACATAAAGAAAGGATTGAAGAATATGTTCGACGGCATCACAAAACTGCTAAATCTCACAAGACTAGTTAAAGAAAACATGGCTGATCTTGAATTGCTCGTAGAGTTATTAAACATTCGCATTGAGTCTATAACCGAAGAAAACGAGCGACTAATTAAGGAAAACAAGGCACTTCGCCAATTTCTATCCGGACAAGATGAATGACCGTATGCAAGAATGGCGTGGATATCCGATAAGATGTTGGCCGAACCATCAAGATGACTGCTATCGTTGGGATTATGAGATCCTAATTGATGGCAAGTGGATCGAGATTGTTACTCAGGCCACGAGGTGGATTGAAGAAGAAGCTGAGGAGGCGCTTCAAAGATATTTAAAAAGTAAAAAAGCATGATCCTATCACCCGACTTCCC